ACCCCTGCCCGACGCGGTGGGAACGGCGCTCGTCACCTCTACCACGGACGGGGGCTGCATCCTGAGCACGGCCCCACGGTGGGCCCTCCGGCCCGGTTCCATCGAACTCGTTACCGGGGTCGGCGCCAATGCCGGCACGATGAAATGGAGCCTCTGGTATGTTCCGATCGACGACGGGGCATACGTGACGGCGGCTTAATGGGAGGATCGATCGATGGCCGGAAGCGCCATGACATTTACGGAAGTGACATACGGGACCATCAAGAAAATCAAGGCGGCCTGGGTCTCGGATGATGCGACCGGCGCGGTAAGCGGAACAACCGCGAACTACTACGACGGCAGGCTTATCGGGGCCGTAACCGTTCCAGACGGTTCCGCCGCTCCAACAGACAACTACGACATTGCCGTGAACGATTCAGACGGCGTCGACGTCGCTCTGGGGGCGTTGGCCGACAGGGATACGATGAACACGGAATACAGGGCGGAAGCATCCATGGCGGGCGTCGCCAACAGCAAACTGACCATTGCCGTAACGAACGCCGGGAATTCCAAAAAAGGCGCCTTGTATCTCTACATACGGTAACGGAGGCGAAAGGGAGTTCACCTATGGATACTTCAAACTGGCTCCTGGTTATCTCGATAGGGATCGGCATTGCCCAGGGGATCATCATTGTCCAGAACAAGTCCTTCAAGGAAGAAATCAGGCAGCTGTGGGATCGGGCGGACTCGCACGGCCACAAGATCGAGTGCGACGCCCAAGAGTGCAAAGCCAGGACGACGGCGGTCATCATCAACGAGGGATAACTGTACATGCTGACATTGAGGGATCGCATAAAACTGCATGAAGGATTGAGGCTCCAGCCATACCTCTGCCCGGCCGGCGCCTGGACCATCGGCTACGGGCACAAGATACGTAAACACGAAAAATTCACGAGATTGACCATCGATCAGGCGGAACGGCTTCTCGACAGGGATATTGAAACCGCGGAGGCGGAAGCGAGATCCATGTTTCCCGACAGCAAGTACAAGAACTTTACGAAAAATCGATGGGACGTTCTGACAGAGCTGGTCTTCAACCTCGGTCTGACGAGGTTCAGGGGATTCAAACGGATGATTTCCGCGATCGACGGGGGCGATTGGCAACAAGCGGCGGCTGAGCTCGAAGACTCAAAATGGTATCGGCAGGTAGGACCCAATCGCGGAGACACTTTGGTGTGCATTCTTCGCGAAGGTTAAGGGACGACATTGCAGCACAAAAAAAGGGAGGATTGAAAGTGAAAAACTGGAAAACGACGTTATCCGGAGCATTAAGCGCATCGGGGATCATCCTTCCCCTGGTCGGGGTTCCCGCAGGGGTTGGGCAGGCAGTCAGTGTGCTCGGACTATTCCTGATCGGTCTTTTTGCAAAGGACAGCAACGTCACCGGCGGAACCGTAAGTCAGTAACGAGGGATAAATCATGGCGGACGACATCGACCGGGCGCAGCACTACGATGAGCTTTACCGGACGCAAGCGTTGAATTCGCATTACGACCGGCGGAGGAAGAGTACCGGCCTGCACCGCAATCCTGCGGGCGGGACCGGCTCTGCCGAATGCACAGACTGTGGCGAACCGATCAACCAGGCCCGGATCATGGCCATGCCGCAAGCCACCCGGTGTGTCGAATGTCAGGAGCGCCATGAACGCATCCATGGAAGGGTGTCATAATGGGAATCAAAGCAGACATGGCCGCCGTCCTGCCGGGCATGTTCGAGATCATCGGCGAGGAGGCCACGTTCACCCCTTCAGGCGGTCTTCCGGTAAATTGCCACATCGATATTACCGAAGAAGTCGACTATCAACCGGACGGATTCTCGACATGCGCCTGGCAACGATCGAAGGTCATTGAAGTGACCCTGGCGGAAATCGGAGTCGAACCGAACAGAGGGGATATATTTTCCTGCGACGGCAGGAGCTACACCGTGGAGAAAGTACACGAACTATCCACTAATGGACTGACCATAAAAATGGCGGTGACTCCATGATCAAGATTTTCATTCATCCGGCCGACCGGGCGAAGATCCAGGACATGTTTTCCGGGATGAAAACCATCGGAGAGAAAGTCCTCTCCCGCAGCCTGAACAAAACCCTGACCGGCGTCCGGACGGATGCCTCGACGGAGATCCGCAAGGTGCTTAATGCGAAACAGGCTGCCGTTAATGAAACCTTTTCTTTGAACAAGGCCACCACGAAGAAGATGACCGCCTCCATCGTCAGCACGGGCAAGCCCCTGGGCCTGATCGATTTCGTGGGAACCACCCAGAAGTTGAAGGGCGTCTCCGTCCTGGTCACGAAGGGTGGAAAGCGGAAAATCATTCCCGGAACATTCATCGCCACGATGAAAAGCGGGCACAAGGGCGTATTCTGGCGGGACTGGCACGGAATGAAAAAGCCGAAAAATGCACGGATCAAATACGGCGCCCTGCCCCGCCAATACCGCCTTCCCATTTCCGAACGTTTCGCACCGAGAGTGCCTGATTATCTGGGCGACAAGGGACCGATCATGCAACGCATTCTGACCAAAGCCGGCGTTCGGCTCCACAACAACCTTGAACACGAACTGAGTTACGAACTGAGCAAACTGAAATGAGCGATACGATCCGGGAAACCATCATCAAGGACTTTATCGCCCGCCTGGCAGTCATCACCACGGCCAACGGGTACAATACGAACATCGGCGCCAGGGTCCTGCGGGTCCGGAAGAACGTCGATCCGGAAGAGCTTCCCTGCTGCGTCGTCTGGCCGGGAGCGGAAAAAGGCGTCGCCTCCTACGGGGAAAATGCCTGCACGCTGCCGATCCGCATCGAAGGCCTGGCCGAGTTCGGTTCCATCAATCCCTCGGTCCTCTCCGAGCAGATCCTCGGCGACCTGAAGATGTGCCTCTTCCAGCCGGGCAACACCCTGTCAAGAACCCCCTCGGGATGGGTCAGGTCTCCCGATTACATCGACTCCCTGGCCTATGCCGGTGGTGGGACGGACGCCTATCCGGAAGAAGGGCAGAAGACCGTGGGGGCGTCCATTCTCGTGGAAGTGGGTTACACGGAAAGAATCGGAGATCCGTACTCGCAATAAAAGTCAACGGAGGAACAAATGCCGGGCTGTATCAGAGTGGAGGCCCCGATCACGATCATAGAGGGCGGGACCTTCGAACAGATTTTTCAATGGAAGGCGGGTGATCCCGCTGCAGTGGTGGACCTTACGGGATACACGGCGAAGATGCAGGTCAGGTCTGCGGTCAAATCAAGCACCGTCCTGATCGATCTGCCGAATGCGACGGTTCCCTGGGAGGCGGATGGAGACACGGGCGTCTATATCTTCGACGACTCGGTCAGCCCTGAGACTGGAAACTGGAAGTGGCGGGTTTATATAAACGAAACGGACACCGAAGGGATATGTGCGAGCCACGCCGACATGACCGGAGCCTATGACCTTTTCCTGTATAACGCAGACGGCGAGGCCGTCCTTCAGCAATACGGCGCCGCTTATCTCATGGCGGCCTGCACGAGGAGCGCATAGCGGTGGCTGACGAGCCGTTCATCACAACGATCCAGGAGGTCGCCGTCATCACCGAGACGCCGGCGGACGCCCAGTATGTCGAGACGGCAGCGGAGGAACACGTTGTTCTGACCACGCCGGCATCTTCTGCAACGGTGACTCTGATCGAATCGGAAGCTCCCGCGGAAGTGTCCGTTGAAACGGAAACGGTGGAACCGCAGATCATCCGGATCGAGACGACCGGCCCCCAGGGAGCGCCAGGTGAAAAGGGCGAAAAGGGAGATAAAGGCGAGACGGGAGCCGCTGGCCCGCAAGGAGTGGCAGGACCGCAAGGCTTACAGGGAGAAGTAGGTCCGCAAGGTGAAGTTGGAGCCCAGGGGCCGCAGGGAGATCCGGGGTTGTCGGATGGTTCACAGGATGGTCAGTATTTGCGCTGGGACGAAGACACGAGCGCATGGGTCGCGGCAGCGGCAGCGGACACTGTTACCGAAGTGAAGGCGGATGTGGATGTGGCGTCTGCGATCAGCCTGAAGCACGCACCGGGATCAGACAATCAGGACTTGTCGGGGCTGATGGTGAAGTCCCAGAATCTCGGAGATGTGTCGAACGCGGCAACGGCTTTCGGAAACATCAAGCAGGCGGCGACGGAATCAGCGACCGGCGTAGTGGAACTGGCGACCAATGAAGAGGCAGTCACCGGGACGGATGCCGAAAGAGCGGTGACGCCCGCGGGGATCACGGCACGCCTGGGGAATCCTGGGCCGATTGGCGGTACGGGAAACCTTACGTTGAAGCTTGGGGATAATGCCGGGGTTAATAAAATCTCGATCCTGGATTCCGATAATGCAGAGGTGGCTTATATTGATTCGGACGGAGTCCTGCACATCGGAACGGTAAAAGCGGCTGGCTCCGGAGGGCTCTGGTTAGTTGAAAACGGCGGTACGGGGGTCTTTGTCGAGGATGGCGGCTATGTAGGCATCGGAACGGATAACCCGACAGGGAAACTGCATGTTGTGGATCTGGACACCCACGTCCAGGTGCGGATAGGCAATTCCGCGGCTGGATTGGCGTTGGGGCAGAATACCACTTTTCGCTGGATGGCCAGGACGGAAGCAGATGGGGCGTTCTATGGAGACATCAAGCTGGAGCCGGATGAGGGGATCTTTGTCTTCCTGGCTCCCGGTGCGTCATCTCCGTCGATTGAAGCCATAACCATTACAGGAAATGGCTCCATCGGGTTCAATACCTCCATGAACGAGGCGTCCGGCGTTAAAGTCATCGGCATAGGAGAGGGAACGGCTCCCACATCGGCAAAAACGGACGCAACCAAAGTATGGTCTGCAGACCTGAACGGCGTGGCCAATAAGAACCGTCTCCATATGTACACGGAGAGCGGGAAAAACGGAGCCATGCCCCTTCTGACGGAAGTAGCGGAAATGTCCGCCCCGCAGAGAAACGGGATCAGCCTCCAGAGCAGCACGAGCCTCTCCGGGATCTATGTCCCCTATAATTCAGGGTGTGACGTAGGGATGGAAGATTTCACCATAGTCTGGCGTGGCTCGATGTATGACTGGGTGGGTGTTGCTGCATGGTTGATTCTGGACAGAACGGGATCGGCCGGGGCTTATACGGGATGGGGTTTTTATCTCGGTTCAAACGGGGCAATAGCTCTTTATCTATACAATGGAGACGCCGGGACAGCCTATAGTCTGGGGACGATCAATTATGCAGACAATACCGTTCACGAGCTGGCGATTACGGTCACGAGAGAAAGCGAGAATGCAGCGGGCACTATCACCGCATATGCTGACGGGTACCAGATTGGAAGTGCGTCGATAACTGCAGCCGTCGTATTTACACTCAGTACGGCATCGACGTTTTACATCCTGGGATCATCAACTACTAGAAATAGGGGAACGGCTCACAGGGTTTTGATTTTCAACATCGCTCTGACGGCGACCGAGATTTATAACCTGTTCTGTGGAGGCGTCCCGTATGAGTATTCCGAGGGGAGCAATACAGCTTGCTATTCCAGCGATTGGTCTGCGTCGTCGGATTTCAGTGGAACGCGCTGTACGGTTGCGGCGAATATAGACGGCGTTCTAGGGGTAGACGATACACTACGGGCTTATGCGAGTGCGGACGCATCTGCGAATCATTATTTAGCGCGCCCAGGGACATTGACTGTCGGTACGTATTACCGCGGCACGTTTGATTATTACATCCCGTCGGCAAATACCCATGTAACAGGCGTTCGCGTCGGGAACTCCGCAGTTGAGTATGCCCATACGACTCAAGGCTCATGGGTGACGGGTGCTGAAATTCCCGTGTTTCAGTATTCCAATGGGTCTCTGATCGTATGGATGCAATCCGGCTCTTCAACGTCGTTCACGGGAGCGGGGAGCGTGACTGATGATTTGGTCTACCTTAAAAATTTGGTGCTCTATCCGGTCGGAGTGTGCCTGTTCCTTGATTCAGACGGCATCCAGGCGGAGCCGGGGCAATGGTTGGATTGTTCCATAAACAAAAACCACGCGCAGCACCCGACGAGCTACTCCAAGACACTGGTTAAGAAAAGGGATTTCGAGATCCGCTGGATCAATAGCTGGTCTGGCACGCACGAGGCCCAGTACATCGGCGGGATCAACAAGAACATCCTTCCGGAGAACGCATATATAACGCAGATTATTGGCGTTGTATCCGGTTCGACAGTTCAAGATATTGTCATAGGCGACGGCTCCGATGTTGATCGGTTTGTGGCGATCACGACAGGGCTCGCAGTTGGGACGGTGTTGTTTGCGATCGCAAGCCCAACATCGGATGGAACCAACCGAAAGCTGGTTGTAGACCCGGATACCAACGCAACGATGACGATCGCGTTTACGATTCGAGGGGTTATCTTGGAGGCATGATGGCGGGAGTAAAGGTAATGATAAGCGGTGAAGAAGTCGAAGTCATCGCGGTCGATCTGGAGCGGGGACTTGTCGATTGGAAAAGGACAACCGGAGGGTATCTGGGGGTGTGTACGTCGGAAATTGGCGATACAGATTTCAGTTCCATGGAGACCCATATCACGGCGGCCCTTGGAGCCGATCTCAAAGGTCAGGACAATCCCCTGGCTAAATAGAATTAAAATACATGCCTTAAAGGAGGGCTTATCTAATGTCTAAAACCAACAGTGCAGCCAATGCGAAACTGCAATACGAAGCCGGTCAGGAATACAATGCCATGGCCGCCATGACCGATTCCGGAGACCACAAGACCTTTTCCCTTTCCGGTGTCTCCCTCTGGTGCCAGCGAAGCGGCTACGAGCCGCAGATTAGGCCCGACGGCCTGGCCACCGGAGGGGCGGTCACGCCCGGTTCAGCCAATAACGTCGTCTCCCTCGCAGCCCTGACCTGCTACCTGGCCGGAGTCCTGACGAGCGTCAACGCCGATTCCTCCGTGGACATCACCCGGGCTTCGAGCAGCCACAAGATCAGTTCCGTCACCATCGACAGCTCCGGGGCCATCGCCGTCGTGGGCGGAACGGATGGAACGTCCTTTTCCGCAACCCGTGGCGCGGCGGGCGGTCCCCCGCTGATCCCGGCGGGGAGCATCGAGATCGCCCAGGTCAGGCTCTCCTCTTCGACCGCCGCACTGATCACGGCGGCGGAGATCTTCCAGATCATCGGCACCACCTGCGAACGGTGGGACTACCCCGTCTGGAATGAGGACCCCTTCAACGGCGAGATCGCCTTCGCCTCGGCACTCCCCACGACCCATACGGGAAACGTCGCCAAGGGCGTCTACGCCCAGGTCTACGAGCCCCTCTTCACCGACCTGGAGCCGGTCGTGGATTTCGTTCCTCCGGAGAACAGCCACTCCGTCAGTTCCACCCAGGTTTACGGAAGCACGGTCGGATCGTCGAGTTCCTCCCTGGGACAGGGGAGTTTCAAGACCTTCCTGAAGGACGGGATCTCCGAATCCTTCATCGGCCTGAAGGATGAAACCCTCTTTTTCAAGTTCTTCCCGGACCGGAACAAGGCCCCCTACCTGATCTGCAACGGCAAGCTCGGCATCTCCAGGAGCTATCCCGCCGGCGACAACATCTCCGCCGCCTGCACCATTTCCGCGACGGAAGCCGCCGTGGAGGTTGCCGCCTGATGCCCGGCTTCGACTTGAAAAAGTTCAGGAACGCGAAGTTCGAAGCCCGTTTTGAGGATGTTCCCGTGCCCGACCTGAAGGAGTTCTTCGGGGAGGGCGCGGAAGCGCCTGCCTGGCGGGTAAGAGGCCTGACGGGGCACGAATTGGGAAAGGTCAACGAGGCGGCGGAACGCAACCGCAATGTCTCCGCCATCCTGGAGGCCCTACTGTCCAACAGCGCCGACGACAAGGCCGAGGCCGTGAAAAAGCTCGTGGGCCTGGACGACGCCGTCCCCCACGATATCGCCCGACGGCTGGAGATGCTCTCCCTGGGCAGCGTGGATCCGGAGATGGACCTGGAACTGGCCGTCAAGCTCTGCACCCATTTCCCCATCGAGTTCTTTGCCCTGACTAATGCGATCACGAAACTGACCGGCCAGGGCGCGGAAATAAAAAAAAAGCAGAACAGCTCTGGAGTTCCCCCGACGTAAGGAACTCCCTGGCCCTGTGTTATGACAAGAAGGCGTTTCTCTTCGAAGCCCGTCCCGACCTGATGCCCTACGGCTTCCTCAGTGATCTCGAACTGGAACTGTGGGGCCGCTACTATGACGAAATGAACTCCAGGACCCAAGCCCATGGCTGATTTGTCAAAGACAGTTGCGATCATCTTCGAAGGGGATGACCGGGTCGCCAAAACGCTCAACGAGCTGGACACCAAGTTCGGCGCCCTGAATACCGCGGTCGGCAGTATCGCCGCTCCCCTGGCTTCGGCGGCCGACGCCGTCCTGAAGATCGACGCCACCCTGGCCGCCCTAGCCATCGGCGGGCTGGCCTACGCCTACAAAAAATCCGTGGAATTCGAGACGGCCATGGTCGGCCTCAAGAAAGTCGCCGGCGATTCGGCGGATACCCTCGACACGGCCCGGACAACGGCCTTCAATCTCTCGGCGCAGTACGGAGAAAGCGCCGCCAAGGTCCTGAACTCCACCACGGATTTTGTCCAGGCAGGCTACAATGTCCAGGAGTCCATGGCTTTGACGAAGGCCTCTATGGATCTGAAGATAGCTGGGGACATCGAAGCGGCGCAGTCCAGCGAGATGCTCATTTCGATCCTCAAGGGGTTCAACGCCCCCGCGACCGAAGCCACCCGCGTCATTGACATCCTCAACGAAGTTTCCAACAAGTACGCCACGGACGTGGAGCAGCTCGGCCTCGGCATGTCCAAGCTGGCCCCCATCGCCAAAACCATGGGTTTCAGTTTCGAGGAAACGGCGGGAATGCTCACCCCGGTGATCGAAGTCTTCCGGTCCGGCCCCGAGGCGGCGGACGCCCTGAAGACCGGCCTCTTGAAACTGGTAGACAACACGGCCTCCGTGAAAGATGCCCTGGCCTCCATCGGGGTTTCGCAAACGGACGCTAACGGCGCCCTGCGCTCCGGAAAAGAAATCCTCCTCGATGTTTCGACGGCCTTCCAGAGCCTGGACCAGAACCAGAAGCTCTTTGTCACCCAGCAGCTCGTGGGGATCGAGCAGTCCGCCCGGATGGTGCAGGTCTTCGACAATCTCGGCAAGGTGACGGAGATCACCGGCGTGGCCATGAATTCCGCAGGCTCTGCGGCCAAGGAAGTGGCGGCCCGGATGGAAAGCTCTGAAGTGCAGATTGACCGCTTCAAGGTGGGTTTCGAGAACCTGGGCATCACGATCGGCGACAAGTTCCGGGAATCGGCGACAAAGGCGATCACCGGTGGCAACGAAATCATGGCCGCCTTTTCCGGTCTGGTTTCCTCCGGGACCTTCGATCCGGTCTTCGACGCCCTGTCCGGATTCAGTTCCAGACTTTACGACTACCTGAAGATCATCGCCCTGAATCTGCCCGCCGCCTTCGAGAAGGTGGATTTCGACGGACTGCTGAACGCCTTCGGCGATTTGGGCGACGCCTTCGCTTCCTGGTTCGAAGGGATCGACCTGACCACTGTGGACGGTCTGGCGGAAGGCCTGCAGACTCTGGTGGACATCATTGCCGGACTCGTCGAACTGACGGCGGGCATGGTGGAGGGATTCAAGCCCTTCGTCAGCGCGGTGTCCGATTTCCTCGTTTCCCTGGGAAAGGGTGATGAGGAATCCCAGAAGACCCTGGGGACGATACTGGCCCTGGCCAAAATGGTCGAAATAGCCGGGCTGGGATTTGTCGCGGCGGTCACAGCCGTCGATCAATACAAGGTCAGCATCGTCGGCCTTTTCAATGTGGTGGGCGGCGGTTCCCAGGTCCTCTGGAACTGCATGCAGCTGATAGCCGACGCGATCCAGGGTGTCTTTGTCCTTGCCGAAGGGACGATTCTGTCCTTCATCAACAAGATCACCTTTGGCCTGGCGTCCCTATTCCCCGCCTTCAAGGATGCCCAGGCCATCGTCGAGGCCTCCGGGAAAAAGATCAGCGCCAACATCGACACAGACGCCGCCGACGCCCGGCGGGGCCTGGACCGGATGATTGACGGGTTCAACCAGCTGGCTTCAGATTCGGGAAAATCATCCGCAACGGTGACCTCATCGCTGAAATCCATCCCGGACAAAAAGACGCTGGATCTGGATATATC